TTACGCGGCACCCGGTATTCATAGGTGTAGCGATAATCGGCAGGCACTGAGAAGGACAATGCCGAACCAGTTTCACTAGCAGTGCCACCTCCACCAGCCACTCGCAGACTTTCGTCATAGAGCCCTGCATGAACATAGGTGAGGCCATCACGCTTAATGACTAGACTGCTGCCAATCGTGCCAATCTCTCCAGCGGCAGTATTGGGAGACAGCGTGGAATAAGATGCAAAGGCGCTTGTGCGCCTCACCACGTAAAAGTTGGTTTCTTTGTCAGTGCCAGTCTGCGAACCACCTTGAACCTCAAAGTAATAGCCATCGTTGCTGTCAAATGCTCCCCATTTTTTGATGTCACCACCATCAGCACTAATGGTCATCCTTACGCCAAACGTGGCGCTACTTACACGACCAGGCTGATAACGGAAAAAGCGCTTGCTGCTCAGCAGTTGATTCCGCGCAGTGGTGGCAGAACTACAAGCGACTTTCGCTGCACTTTCAGCAGCAACATGCGTGGTGGTGCCTGCATTAGTGATGGTGCCAAGCCCACCTCGGCTCTGCCATTCGTTTTGATTGATGTCATAAGTGGTAACATCAGCAAAAATGCCAAGTGCCACTTCCGAACGGGGAATACCCAGTAGGCTCAGCGAAACTTCTGTGATTTGCTGGTTTGCCACACGCACTGGCACGGCTTCCGTATCCGTGGCCAATACCACTGGCAGGCTTTTAGCGGCAGGCTGAGGCCCTGGAGGAATAGGCGTCGTCCGTCCTACTGTGACAACGCTAATTCCTTCCTTTAAATCAGCCATGGCTATGCAAAACAGTTAGAAACGGTCTGGGCGACCACTACTTTTCCCACTATAACCGTGTCTTGCTTGAGCTTATACAAGGCTCCTCCCAGTGCACTATTCGTGGTGCCAGAAAGAGAGGCAATGGTAAAGCGATAGGGCGAAACTTGACTGATGCTGGTGGCACCAGAATACAACGGGCTGGCTGTAGAGAAGTTGCAGTTCAGACCAGAGGATGTGGTGCCACTAAAAGCAAGGCGATCAGTGGAGCCAATGCGCGGAGCGGACTGAGCAGTGAATACTCCACTAGCCACTGCCAAAAGGTCTGCCACTTTCTCTGGCAATTCAACACGCAAGTCCCAAGTCAAATTGGTTTGCTCCATTGTACTTTGCTCATTAGCGTAAGCCGATGGAACGAACAAGTGATAATCTGCCGTGGTATAGCCTTCATAGGCCGTCCACACGGCTTGCGTTTGAGCAGACGAAAGCCAAAGGTTTAGTGCTCCATTCGTGAATGGCTCCTCCTTCTGCACGTTAAATGACGTGACGATAGCACTTGTACCAGATGCCGTGGTCTGGTAAATTGACGCACAAATCGTGGCGCTAGTCAGGTCAATGGGCAGTCCATTATCGTCTTGCAGTACAAAGCCAATGCCATCAAAGTAGTCACGCTGAAACAACGTGATGTCAATTTCCGGAATGTCACGCAATGGCAGGAAAGTGGCCATAATCAAACCAAGCGATAGGTGCAAAGAACGCCGTAATTAGCAGTGCCACTTAGCACCACGTTCAGCTTGTCTCCCGCCGTGGTATCAAACAAACCCAGATCGTTGCCCATTGTCACGGTATTACCAGAAGGCACCCGTAACCGTGGCGTCAGATTGCCACTAGCGCCCGTTTGAAACCGCAGGGAGCATGGCGCATCAGCCGTTAGGGCCAGCCCCAACACCCTCACCTTGTAGCCGCTCACGGCCGCCACCACGTCTGCACTGGCCGCGCCATCAACTTGAGCGCTCAGTAGCCCAAAGGCTACAGTGTCATGGACTGTGGAATACGGCGACCCTGCAGTGCCACTCCCGGCCGCATTGATATAGGCATCATTGCCATTTGCATCACGACCGTAGAGAGGAGGCATAATCTTTCGCTATCAATGCTGATTGTAACAAGCCTATGGGTCAAAAGCTCGTTTTACCTTGAAAGTGAAACTGGTGCGATTGGGACCTTCATGGCTGGCATTCCAGGTGAAAGGATCAAGGCGGTATTTGCAAGGCTGAGTGTCGCTGCCAATCCGGCTCCAGAAATAAGAGCCATTAAGACTGGACAGGGCAGCATCAAGAGCTTGAGCATGGCTGTCAGTTAGCGGGACCGTAGTGATGTCATAAGCCTGCCCCCTTGGATTGATGCCATCGCTACTGATCTGCTCATAACCATCACCAAATCCGGCACGCCTTATTCTTAGCGTAGCGCTACCCTGGACTGTCGCTTCGTAGGCTTCAGGAAAATAACGTTTTGCTGTGAAGGACACAATGTTGGCATTGGGACCAATCGTTTGCCACGACCATTCGTCAGGTTCAAGGCGATAATAATGTGGCACCTTATCCATGAAGAACTGGGACACAAACAGCCCACCATTCAGTCCTGCCAGTTTCTCGTCTAGCTTGGCCGCTGCTGCATCAGAAATGGGGACGGTTTTGATTTCGTATTGACGCCCTTCCTTGAATACTTCCGCTGGAGTGGTGCCAGACGATTGCGCAATCGTAAAAACACGCGCTTGATATTCCTTCCTTACCGTCAGGCCATACTCTACGCCTAGCGAAAGAACAACAGTCATTAGACGATGGCCAAAAGGAAAACGTTGGTGGGCTCCTTAAACAAAGCCTCCATTCCCATGATAGGCCGCAAGCCAGTCGTCGCAAAGCCAGTCTTGTCGCCATTCACCAATACGCTCTGCACTCTCACTTGTAGCTCATAAGCGTCTTCTAATGTCACATCAATCGAAGGGCTGGTCACTTCGCCAACACGCTCAAAATCGTCAGTGAGGCGATAGCGACGCTCAACAATGTAACTGCCAATCCTCGGATCCACAATGCTTGCGGCCCATACTGCACCAGGCAGCACGTTAGACAGGATCGTATAAGGCAGAAACGATGGAGGCTGCCAAGTGATTGTGACGGTTTTCATTGTGCCTTAATCGTGAATCCAATGTCGCTGGCCGCTACTGCAAGATTGTCCGTGTCGTGGCGACGTACGGCAGCCCGTTGTGCTGATGCTGGACTGCCTTGCCCATTATTGACATAATCGTACTTGGCTTCATCGTATCGAATGGCCACAACATCATAGGATTTATCGGCACCTTCCTTAACGGACTGCACCTTATAGGCCCTAAACGTAGAATCAGAACGCCCACGAGCAATGAGCCAATTCTGCTGAGAAGTGGGAAGCAATGGAAAGGGCTGTGCGGTGGTAATCGTACGGCCAACGATTGACGCAATAGGCAAACGCTGCGCTACGCCAGTGCTGCCATAAGTCCAGAGGCTATAGTCTGTAAGTCCACTTGGTAAGTCCCCATCAATAACGATCGAAGAGGCGGCAGCGCTAACAATTCGCCCGCCAAGACGAGAACCATGTTTCAATGGGTCGGCAATCAGGATGGGATCACCTGGCAGCAGCAAAGCCCCTTCACTAGACAGCGAAAACGATACGGTTTCACCATTGGCTAAATTGGTGGCCAGAAAATACCTCCCCGCTCGCTCAGCCTGCTGAATGGTGGTGGCTCCAAAAGCTCGGATTTCGGCTAGCCGATAGCCATAGCGGGCAATAGCGTCACGATCTTCCACCAATACTTTCTTTTCGGTGAAGAAGTCGCGCTCATCATTGTAACTAACTTGCACGGCAGTTTGTCGTGCCGCTCTTGCAGTGCCTTCGTAGCGAAATGCTGGAGTTGTGATTTCTCCATCGCTCTCTTCTTGTACGACATTAGCCTCAGAGAACAACTTAAAGTCCTCGTCGCTAACCACATCATCAACAGTTAAGAAGATGGAATTGCCAGCATAGAAAGCCTGCGATTGGAACATTGACGCAACATTCTGCACCACCTCATAGGAATCAGCATCACTATCCAGATAGGCATTGAAGCGCACGTTATTGCGGTCGCAATAGTCAGCGGCTTTCTTGAACGCAGCCAGGCTCGCATTGTTCATTTTGATGCCCGGCTGATTCACTACTGTCCCAGTGCCGGCAAGCGTATAGGACCTTCCGCCAAGGCCAAAGCGAGGATTGGTGAGCATGTCCAGCAGCACGTAAGCTGGATTGTTGCTGTATTCGTACGAAACGTTAAGAGAGGAGTCAATGGTGGGGACAATACGCCCTTCGGCTAAGATGCCAATTTGCGGAATACTGGTGAAGTCCGTTGTGTTGAACTCCAATGCCAGCAGCGCAGAAGTGGGATACAGCAGCCTTTCGTCCCATTCCACATCAGCACTTACCCATTGAAAATCTCCTTTGGTCAAGTTAACTTGAGTGCTACTTGTCTTTCCAGTAGTGATGCTGGTTTCTTGCCCCACTGGAATTGGCGTGTCAATACGTTGTACCGACAATGAGATTGGCATGTCTCGGCCTGTGCAATCATACGAAATGTTGCGAATCTTAGTGGCTAAAGCTGGTCCAGCCTCGTAATAGTTATCATCCCTAAATGGCACGCCATTTGCAAGTAGCTTCACGTTCCATCCAATAGGTGTCCAAGTGATGTCACTACTGCCATTGATCGGCAAGTACGAAATCTTGGTTACAACGTCATTATTGGTGTTAATACCAGTGGTTCGCGTGACTTGGGCATACACCGGACCATAGCGAAATCTAAGCCTGATTCGATCTGCATACTTTTGAGTGAAACTGCGAACCGTTGGTGCATAATTACCTGCCACAAAGTCCTGCTGTACTGGAATGTGAAAACCAGCACTTTTGACCAACGTGATGTAGTCACCACCGGAAGATTGATTGCCGTCAACAAATTGCGCGTTATAGCCAGCAAAGCCAGAAAACCTCGCGCCATTAACGTAAACATTATCTGCAATCGGACCAATGCCAACAAAGCCTTTGATTGGCCCTTCTGATACCAGCCCCAGCCAGTAGCCCTTATTGTCATCCGAAACGTAAGACGATAATACAGGCGCACTCCTCACTAGATACCGCCCATAAAGCACCGGAATTGGCACGCCTTGAGACGTGGTATCAGCAGCACGATCAAACACCACTGCATCAGTGTCCTTGCGCTCTCCAGAACTACTGGACTTACGTTGTGGAATGCCAGGCGTAATGGCCTGCACAATGCCTCCAAGGACCATGGAGGAGCCCAAGGTGAACAGTCCTGTCTTGACCATGGCGGCCACTGTTCCTGCCGCTGGAGCCGCCAGAAACAAGGACGTAGCGACTAGGGCTGCCCCAATCAGAATCTTTCCTACAGGACCACCAAAAAAGCCCCCAGGCGCTGCTCCGCTAATGATTGGCACCAACACCATTTCGGCGCATTGCATTGATAACTGGCCGTATTCAATGCCTTGTTCCCAATGGTTTGTCAGAACCTTCCAGTAGATGCCATGCTCATGGCTTACTGTCAGAAAGTTGCGAAAGCCAGGTACCAAAATAAATAGTGACTGCAGAGCTTCCTGTGGTGTACTAACGCTCAGACTGTGCTCGGCTCCAAAGCGTTCGCCAGCAATGCCTTTGAGGACAATTTTCATTGTTGGCTAATGTTGGCAATTCGTGAAAAACTACCGTCTTCACTAAGTATCTCCACTGTATCAGTGGCAACGATGTAGACGATGGAGGGAATACCAAGGAACTTGGCCATTTGCAAGTCCTGCTCACTAAAGCCTTGCTCTCCCTCTGGATGACTATGATAAAAACCCTCCACGTCATAATCAAGCCACACCATTGGGTCCATCTCAAAGCGCTTGGTTGGCCATGGAGAAGTGTTGATACATGGGATGGCCATTTCATGCGCCAACACGCCACACGCCTCATTTGGTGCTGCCTCTTGCCCATGGACTGCAATGGCTTTAAGAATGGTCGGTGTAATCTCCATGGTCAAACCTGTGCCGTAGGGAATCCCCCAAACCGCAATCGTAGCCCAGCATTGCCAAACCTACGCTCGCACGCTTCTAGGCTTTTATTGCAAGTGGTTTCGCCAGTAGGCTCTGCTCCTGCCCATTGACACTCTGGACCGCGATAAACAAACGGGCAATAGTTGGCATAAATCCGTCGTCGTGGAATTGTTAGCCCCTCATTGTCAAACACAGAAGCCAGTTCCCAAGTGATTGTCAGCTTAGTTTCTTCCACCTTGCGATTGATGTACCATTCGTCTGGCGCATGATGGGCACTCGCATCATAAGAGCCTTGCACAGTTCCACCACCAATGCGTCGGACAAACTTGGCATAAGTAGAAAGACGCACAAAACGAAATCCAAGCAAGTCGTCGTAGCTTTCTGAAAGAATGGTGAAAGCGCGGTCAACATTGGCGATAGTGAGCGATGGAGAGGGGAGGCGGTTACTGCCAGTTAGCTCAAAGCCAGTGGCGGAAATTGGTACTGGAAGATAAGTGCGAAGTGTGCCGCCATCGTCCACGTATTCAATGGCCTGGCCGCCAGATTGCTCGGGACTGACAAGATACTGAATAGCGGGGCCTGCGCCGGGAAACACGGCAGATCCATCAATGATGAAAAGGTCTAGGCGAGTGTCCTCGACAAGACTTCGAGCTTCGTTGATGATGCCACTAGGAGCCAGCGTCATTGGCGATACAGGAGTCCCCCAGGCCGTTGTTCGCTAAGGATAGCTTGCTTAACTGCTTTATCCAGCACTCCAGCGAGCTTATTGCCTTGATCGCCAGTGATTTGCGATTCGGCAGTGGCGCCAGCGGAGGAATTATTGATAACCACGCTAATAGGACTGTTGTAAGTGGAGCCAACATTGCCTTTTAAGTCAACTGGCACTGCGCGATTATTGGGCATTGGAATAATAGCTTCGTTGTAGCGCCCTTCGCCAATGAGACCAAGGGTGGGGCCAGTGACAATTCCACCGTCAGCAAACTTAAATGCCTTTTGATAGCCAAGAGAAAACTGTGAAGTATCGACACCAGTATCAGTCATAAACTGATTTACGTTGCTGCCGGAGTTTCCTCCAGCAAAAGCCCCTCCCATGCCAGCAAGATTCATTAGCCAACCCACAGCCTTTGCCATATAAGCTCGTGTCATTTCTTGGATGATGCTTGTCGCAAGTTGCCTAAAAGCATCCTGCAAGGTCTTTGTGGTGTCTTGAATTGACTTGGAAAAATTAGACCAATCACTTGCAAGAGTAACAATAGAAGAAGCTACCGTGCTATTGATTGTTTCGCCAAGTCCTGTAAAGGCTTGTTTCATTGCCGACAGCCTATCGTTTTGTACTTTTTCCATTGCCAACATTCTGGCCTCTTCCATCGTCCTTCCCTGATTAACATATTCTTGAATCATTGTTTCCATTCCGGGAGCGGTTACTGCCAACTTCTGCTGTGCACGAATCTGCTCAAGTTCTTGAGAAAAACTGATTTGCGATTGAAGCGTAGCAAGCGAACGTGCCATCTCTTCGCTAATGTTCTTTTCAATTTGTAGACGCTTAGTTTCGCGTTCCACTCCAACAGACAGGGCAAACAACCCTAGTTGATCCTGCAGTGATGTTTTATCCTTAAGACTAGATTTGTCTCGCTCAATCCTTACAAGTTCTTCCTGCAATTCAGCCTGTTTGGCGCTATCTTGAAGAGCTTGTGTGGCTGCTTGCTCGGCAGCTTTTACCAGCTTATCCTTTTCAGCCGCACCAAACTTTTGATAGAAAAGCTCTAGTCCTGCGCCTGTCTTGATGTCATATAACTGCTTTCTAGTATTTTCGTCTCTAGCTTTAGCTTGAGCCCGAATCGCTGATAATTCTTCATCACCTGTTTGCTGTGTAAGTTGCAATACTTGTCGTTGCGTTGCAACTTCAGTGCGCAAATCATCCAGTTTTAAGCGCGGAAAAGTGCGCTTAGTAATTGCGTCAAAAGCCTCTTGTGTTTTTTGCAAATCGCCTAAACGGCTGAGTTCATTCATTGACGCCTCAAGCTCTCTGGACTTATTGAGTTGCCGTTCTAATTCTCTAGTGTCTACCGAGAAAGTGGCGGGCAGCATTTGGGGCGCCTGTGCCAATCCTGCCTGAGGCGCTCCATCTACTTGCATGGCCATGGAGCCAACGGGAGCTTGCATGGCGGCGGCAGCAGCCTTGCCAGACTGCGAAGTGGCTGTTGGTGAAAATGCTTTTAATGCACTATCTTGCAGTCGCTTGCTTCCAAGTAATAGGTATGCAAAAGATTCAGCAGCCTTGCCTGTCTTGAAACCAAATGGTGCACTTTCTTGATGTAAGTGAGCAGCGCCAACACCTGTGTCGCCAGTCTTGGCAATCATCTGACCTGCCGCAAATGTTTGCCCGACTTTGACTAACACTTCTGATAAGTGCATAGACATTCCCTTTATGCCATTGTCCAAAATCACTTCCAGTGTTTTCCCTCCAGCCCCACCTCCAGTGGGATTTGCTCTCATTACGCGACCACCAACAGAATATCCCAATGGTGTTCCAATAGGCGTAGCAAGATCGTATCCCTCGTGAGTTCCATTTCTATAAGTTCGCGCCTCTCCTGGAATACTTGTCACCTCAAATCCCTGGAATTGCCCTCCTTTGCTTAAAGACGGAGTTGACCCAGTTGCGACCTGTGCGCCTGTCGTATCAGACAAATTACCACGCATGGCTTTGATTTGCTCATTCATCACGTCAATTTGATACTTGCCAATCGCTTTCGCAATTTCTTGTATCTTTTCCCACGTATCAAGGCGCACTCGCTCCATTTCCTTCTGCATTTCAATCAGGGATACCTGAAAACTGCGTTGCTTGGCCTGATTATTCGCATTGGCTTCATCTCTCGTGCGAATATAGTCAGCCAATGCAGACATCATTTCCGCTTTTGCGCCATCCTCTCCATCAATCAACTTTCGGTAACGATAGTCTGCTCCATCAATATCCAACTGTTGCCTCGCCCTATAAACGTCAATTTCTTTCTTTGCATTATCAATACGTCGCTTAAACGCCTCGTCGTCAATTTCACGAGTAACATCACGCTGTCTTTTCAAGATGCTGTCATACGATTCGCGTAACTTTCTAAGTGATTC